CTTCCGCTGCTCTCTGCAGTGCTTGCTCAATAGTGAGGAACAGGCGACGAACGTTAATTCTGTCGAATGCAGATGCAAATCCGAGAGCGGTCTTATCACCAAACAGAAGTGTTCCCACTCCAGGTTGTGTGATGATAGAGTTAATTCTCTGAGGATAGGTACGATCTCTTTGTGTCTTGGTTGGGTTGTATGCCAGTTTGATGGCATTATTCAAGATTCCTCTCTGCTGTCCAGCAGGTGAGAACCAAGGATATGCAACCAGATTTGTGCGGGTCATCAGACCAGCAACGTCTCCGTTACATGGTACATATCGGAACTGGTTGTTAAACCGGTCATACATGTACTTGTAACCACTATCAAAGATTGCATAAGAGGAGGATGACAGAGGACTGAAGTAGTTAATCAGGTTGTCTGTCTGAGTGTTGCTGTTGGTTACTCCAACAACGTTTGCTCTGTGAGGTCCGATGCAAGCAACACAATCTCTTCTCTGATTTGCCAGAGAGATCAGATAGTTTGCTTTTGCTTGTGAATCACCTTCGTTGACGCATCCAGGACCCATGATGAGGTAATCAACTTCAACCTCATCTTCGTTCTCAAACTTGCCATATGCAGTGATGAGATCTCCAAGTTCTGCCTTCATGGCATTACCCGCAGAATAATCAACACCACCAGCAAGAGTATATGTAACGTTACCAATAACGTTATAAGTAACTCCTTGAGCATCCTGACTCCAGGATCCAGCAGCAGTAGTTACTGGAGTAAAGGAAGTTGAGAATCCTGATGCTGCAGGAACTCCGCTGTGGTATCCATCAGGAGTTTGTCCAGGATTTCCACCAGCGTAGATTTGATTTGAGAAAGTTGCAATGTAATCTTTGTAGTAAACTTTCTGAGGAGAGTTTACTGCCGATACTGCATCCTTAGCCTTAGAAAGGTTCAGGTGCTTCTCAAGAATGTTACCTTGAACTCCGGTTACTGATCCAGTGTCATCAACGACGACAATGTGCAGTCCGTCATTTCTACCATTTCTCGTAGAAACAAAGTTGCTTGTAACTGGTCTCGGAGAAATTGACTTCCAGAAGACAGTAGAGTTGGTCAGACCCAAGGTCTGTTGATTATACCAGTCAACTGCGCTTGCTGGAGTATATCCAGTAGCAGAGTTACCAGTTGTAATTCCCGAACTATTAACAAAGTTGATATTCTTACCGGTGTGGAAAGCAGAGTAAAGAGTACCTTCCTGATAAGTGATCGCTGAAGAAACACCAGCAGTAGTAACTCTCTCTGTGAGTTTTACATCAATCGTAGATGCGCTATTAGTGCTGTCAGTTGTAACTCCAGTAATGATTCCCTTCATGAAACCATTGAACAGCGAAGTGCTACCAGTTCCAGGCAGAACCTGATCTGTGATAGCCATCGTCACACCCTGTCCAACAATAGCACCTGCGTTAGCAAGGTCTGAAGTTGTAATACCAATTCTTTGGTCGCCAGCGTCATCGATGAAGCAGACCTTCAGATTGTTCGCCCAGGTTCCAGGGTTTTTAGCAGCATAGAGGAAGTTAGTTGCTGTTGAATGATTAAGGTTGTAATCATCAAAGTTCTTAATTCCTGCATCGCCTGCCAGAGCAGTGGTATATCCTATACCAGCAGAGGTGTCTGACGCAGCGTTAGCATTTGCAAGAGAGGAAGATCCTGCTCTGCAAACTTTAAGGATTCCGCCATATGAGAGATAGGATGAAGCAGTCATCCAGTATTCATATTGGGCATCAGTTGAAAGTGGTTTACCGAACGTGCTGATTAAGTCCTGTTCAGTAGCAATATCAATTGGTTCTTCAACAGGTCCAATCTGAAAAGGACCGGCAAGTGCGCCAATGTTGTCTAATACATTCTCAGCTCTTCCTACTGTTAAGTCAACCTCCCTTACCAGTACTCCAGGAGATAATTGAGGAGTCGCCATGTTTTTCTCCGTGATCTCAGTTTATCTGAAATTATTTAGAATTACCGGCAGTTTCAGTGGGGAAACTAGACGTGAACTACCAATCTGGATAGGCCCAATCCAGAAATGGTGTTTGTTTCTTTCTATTATCTATAATTCTTTTAATAGTGCAGTCCTTACATTCGTATGAATATGATGACGCAACTGCACCTCTATCTTTTCTCGTTCTATAAAATCCCTCTATGAGGTTTTTTGTTTCCCCACAAGTTCTACATTTTCTATCTTGTAGGAGAAGATGTCCTAATTTTATTTGTCCATCAAAGTCCATCAACGATATTCCCACATGTGGGACATCTCTCCATATTCGTCAGTAAACCATCTATCACCTTCACTATCAACAAAACTTGTATCTTCTAAACCATCATTCAAAAATCCAAAAGGTGCCATATCCTGTTCGATTTGATTCTTCTGTTCTTCATATAATCTCTTACGAACATCCTGATCTGTCAACTCTTTGAAGTAGTCCATTTGGACCAACCAAGCATAGATGACAAGACACATTGCCAGGTCATCATTGCACCCTTCCTCTGCCTCAAATGAATTACTCTTAGAAATAAAAGTGGTTAGTTCGGAAATAATATCATAATCTTTAAATATAATTTTATTTTCCTCTACCAAAGTTTTCAGGTTTAGTGATCCAACCTTTTTAACGGTCTTTGACATCTTAACGCCAAGTTGAGTTTTCTTACCAGAAAATCCTTGCCCAACAACTTGACCTGCTCTGCCTCTCATGGAGCACATCAATAAATTCTGATATTCAAGATCATATTGAAGAATACTTGCAACTTGATCCCCGATATCATTTACTTCACACAATATAAATGCACTATTATATTTTCTTGCTATCTCATAGATGATGTTTGGAAATAACATCGGTTTGATGTCATTGTTTCTATATTTGGCAACAACTTTATGTGGAAACTCAGTGATATCAACACATACAAACGCAGAGTAATCTTCACCAACACCACGAGCAACGTCAACAGTCATAACATAATCATGATCTTTGACTGGCTCCTCATAGACATCAAGACCTGCATTAGATGCTATTGGACTATCATATACAAGTGCTCTAAGTTTACTGGGTGATATTAGAGTATCGACAGATCCTAAGAACTCACACTCAAACTCAATTTTGAACTGCTGCTCAGATGTGTTGGCAATCGTTTGTTCTTTCCAGACATCATCTCTACCAGGAACTTCTGACCAATGAACATCCGTTGGTACATATTCATTTTTACCTTTCTCCGCATCATGCCACATACGGTAGAAATGATTCATACCGTGTGGCGTTGAAACTATGATGACTTTTGTGCTTTTACCAGAAGTAATAGTAGGATAAACAGATGCAAAGAAGGAATCAGCGATGTGATTTGGTACGAACGCGAATTCGTCGAGAAAGAGGATATTGAACGACATGCCTCGGACAGCACTCGCAGATGTAGAAGCTGCCAATATCTTACTGCCATTTTCTAACTCAATGTTTCCTTTGTTCCATACAAGGATACCTTGTTGCATCCATTTAGGCAAGTTTTCATATGCAGTTGCTAACCTTCCTAACAACTCTCTAGCAGTTGATGCTTTGTTAGCAAGAATGCCAATGTTTACACTGTCATTAAACAATGCATAGTGAAGAAGATAAGAAACCACGGTAGTTGACTTACCTGTCTGCCGTGGCATCTTACAAATATTAAATCTATTTTCGTGGAAGTTGTTGATTAACTTCTCTTGAAAGTCATATGGGTTGAAAGCAACCAATCCTTCATCAAGAGAAACAATTTTTACATAGTTCTTTGCAAAATACACCGGATCCTGCATACACCGAGCAAACTCCAACGCTTGCTCTTGTGTAAACTCAATCGGTGTATTTGCCTTCTTTAGAAGGGGATTGCCAAGATATACATTATCAGACATAAGTTAATCAGCAGTTCCAGGCTAGCAGTGATTTGTTGATTCTGCTATCTGGATCATTAGCAGTTTTCTTACTGGTTAATTTTTTCTTCATCCCTTTCATTCTAGCGCAGAATGACGCTCTACGGGGATTTCCAACCTTCTTTGACGGTGCCTTAAGGTCAGATCCAGGATTTTCTCTTTCGTAAGATTTCCTTCCTTTCTCGTTAAGTCCGCCTGATTTCTTTTTTCCTTCTTTTTTTGTCCATGCCGCTCCCTCTGTGTGGAGGACTGGTTCTCCCGGTTCATAATCGGAAACTGTAAAGGTTAATAGTTTCGCGCCAGGATATACCTTAGAGATCTGATCTTGAACTTCAGATCTTGTAGGTAATGATGGTTGGGGGAAGAACATCTTCAACATAATTGAAGAACTTCTAAATCTAAAGACAACATTCACAAGGTGACCCCTCTTACGAGGAATGTTAA